CTGCAGTTAGTCCTGAAATTACATTACCAGCAACACCCATGGCTTCATTAGATTTTTCTCTTAAATCTAATTCATCTTTAACTTTATTTATTAAATCGTTCTCAAGTTTTAAACCACCTCCTCTAGCAGCCATTAAAGCCTTTTCTGCATCAGTTAAGTCTTCACCTCCTTTTTTCTGTAACGCAATTTTCTTAGTAATTCTTGTAATTTCCCTTACACTTTCTTCAGCTGAAGATCTTAATTTTTTTAATTGTTTATCAGATAATTCGGTAATTTCTTCTTGATTGTTGGAAAGTTGTTTTGATATACTGACTAAATTATTGTATTCTCTTTTAGCTTTTTCAGCATTAGATAAAGTTTTACCTAATTCTGCAGCTATACTTTCAAATATACCTTGATATTCCTCGTATATGTCTCTCCCTGCTCTAGCTTCAGCATTCCATTGCTTCTGTTCACTTGCCGACTTTTTTATATTATCAGAATTCTTAGACATATAGGATTATTTTGTTATAAATATCAAAAGCATCTATTTTCTAGATGCCTTTGTCGAATAACTTGTATTTGAAGTTGTTCGTTTTGCGTTTTTAAGAAACTCAGGTGCCGTTACTTTACCATCTGTAGTTATAGATTTACTATTACTATTTTGCCCTTGTTGTTTTTTAACAGCATTATTTTCTTCTATATAAAAATCATTTATTTTTTGAAATGTAAAATTACGTAACCATATAGGCATACTATAAACTGTATGCCAATCGTAACCTCCTTTACCATGAAATACTATATCATGAATTTGAGAAAATAAACTTACTCTATACGTCTGCGTCAGGCCAAAAAAAGTTAAGCCCTATAGGGATGGTAATGTCCTCGTCGCCACCTTCTATTGTATCTATAGGTATTTTTAAATTAACATCTGGTTGGAAATCTCTAACATGGTTTCTAAATGCTCTAGAATCTTGTGCTAAAAAGTAATTATCTACAAAATCTCTAACATCTTTTTTATCATCTGAACCGTCAACAGACACAATCATATGTTTAAGACGGGTTGATAATTCAGGTGAAGAATTTTTATTTATTTTTTTTAAACCCTTTAATTCACTATCAATTCTTATTTCATCACCATGATTTAATAATTTAAATGTAAGAATTGTTTCTGATTTAGGACAAGTGAAGGGAAATTCATTTTGACCTTGCTCAAATTGAGATTTATCAAATTCTTTATTTTCTAAAGATGATAGGTCTACTTTAATTGTTTCATTTCTCCAAGTAAACTCATAATCACTACCATAACCTAATATTCTGGCAGCTATTAATAATGCATTTTTATCACCTACTACTAAATCTTTATAATTACATTTAGATACTATTAATTTTTCTAATAATTCATCTAGTACTGTGCCTTTTTGAATATAAGATTGATTAGTTAATATATCTTCTTCTTTAGCAGTCATGTATTTCATTTCTACTTTTCCAGATGATAATGGATTTTCTTTGGGGTAAACTATTCCACTTGATGGAAGTTCTACCATTTCTGTTGGGAATTTTAATTTTTTTTCACTCATATCTTTTATTGGTTATAACTTAATTTCGTGTATACATATTCAATATAAAAAAAAGCTTGACCGAAGCCAAGCTATTCTTTAAAATATGTAATTTCGTTTTTAGAAATTTAACACACAGTAATCCATTCCTAAAGTTAATGAGATATCTTGAGCTTCTGCTTCAGTATCCCAATTAAACCCTTTAAATGTTGCATCTTTAATA